TTCTTTATCGTGGTCTGACTGCAAGTATTGGCACAGTATTACCTGAGTTTAATTGTGTGAATGTGCAATTAGATATAACGGATTTACAGATTATTCGTAATTTCGTAATGAACGATGACTTACCTTTTTGTGCTGACGGCATGTTCTGGGGACATCAGTTTCAAGAAGATGCTATGAAAGAATACAAAGACCAAGATTTAGAGTTTTGTGATCAAGCTCTGAAATGGTTAGAAGAAGGTAAAGAGGTTTATTACTCTTCTTGGTGGTAGGTTTTCTATATTTTTCCTACCCAATATTGCTAGGACTGGTCTCTCCCTAATACAAACCCAGTCCTAGCTCTACTTATTTTTTTTATTGTAACGTGTGCTCGTACAAAATCGCCTCCGGCCGCCTTTGGGCACCGCACTTCGTGCGTGCCGTCGGCCCGCCTACGGCGGTTTGTACCTTCGCACTTACATAAAAGAGCGTGTGCTCGCACGCCCCGGGAAGGGCGTGCCTTCGCGTTTTAAAATTCAGTCAAAAATACAAAATTTAAATCTTAATAATTAGTTAGTAAGTTGCTCGGTACAAATCTTAGATTTGTACCCTCGCTGAGTGACTATTACTTACAAGGAGTCAAATCATGCAAATCATACAAAAACTGTTACCTACTTTTTTTGGTGTATTTAACAAATTAGGAGGCCACATGGCTACAAGACTATTTCGAGCTACTTTTGTAGATGCTTTTTCACACAATACTATTGTGGTGGAGTTCGATGCTCCATTTCCAATAGATGAACAAGTTGATTACAAAAAGCTCGCAACCCAAAGGTTGGGTGAGATGATACGAAACGGACAAGTGAAGATTCGTGACGTCGAACCCGTTGAAATATAACTATTTGATAAGAGGAGTAAATCATGTCAGATACAACAACTATGCAGACTGTTACAGCAACAGATCTCAAACAGGAGATACGCGATAACATGCGTATCGGACTTAACACTATGATCTGGGGCGGACCCGGTATCGGTAAATCAGAGATTCCACAGCAAGTCGCTGATGAACTCAACATACCATTACTAGACTTTCGTGCCAATCTATTCGACCCTGTCGATGTTCGTGGTATACCACGAGTTATTGACAACGAAACATATGGTGCGATGACCTCGTGGGCTCCACCAGATATTTTCCCTACCGAAGAAACGCATGGCCCTCGTGGTTTGTTCATGATTGACGAACTACCAACTGCGCCACCTGCTACACAAAATGCGTTTCTGCAACTTCTACTAACTCGTCAGGTTGGTAACTACAAAATGCCTGATGGTTGGTCATGTCTTGCCGCTGGTAATCGTCTAACTGACGGTGCCTCGGTATACCAAATGCCCTCACCTGTAAGAAACAGACTGATGCATTACGAACTCGAACCTAGCTTGGATGCTTGGTGCGAGTGGGCGATAAAGAACGAAGTCAATACTACTTTGGTTTCCTTTATGCGTTATCGTCCTAACCTTTTGTACAGTTTCAAAGCTGATGAGTATGCTTTTCCTACTCCTCGAAGCTGGTCATTTGTCGACAAGCGTTTGAGACTAACAAAAAACATGGATGATTCAAGATTATTCTTTGGTATTGCTGGTGCTGTAGGCACTGGTCCTGCTGGAGAGTTTCTTGCGTTTGCAAAAATTGCAGACAAGTTACCAGATATTGATAACTTGATTGCTAATCCTAGTTCATACATGCCATCGGAGGATCCGGCAGTATTGTATGCACTTACAGGTGCAGTGGCTTCTAGAGCGGAACAATCTAAACTAGAAAACATTATGAAACTTGGTAAGAAGATACCTACTGAGTTTCAAGTTGTTTTGGTCAAAAGCATTCTTGCAATTGACAAAGCATTATTTAATCAACCTACAATACAAAGCTGGATTTCAGATAATTCAGATGTTGTATTGTAACAACGGAGAAAATTATGGCTACAGTTCGTATGTCAAACAAGCTCACAGTAGATCTCTGCAAAGAGTATGAAAAGAGCTACGAAAACACTAAACCAAAACCAGAGTACCCTGCGTCTCTTGGCGATGCTATCTATGACACTCATGTCAAACCTATTATTGACAGAATCAAAGAAGCTTCAAAGCTTGATGATGTAGAGTTCTTTGATCTTAGCCAAGACAGTGACGATTCATTCTTTATCAACGATAGTGAATTGAACGTACAGTTTGAAACAAAATGTTATGACCAAACAGATAGACCATCTGGTTATGATGATCTACCTTGGGAGTTGCAAAATCTAGTTAAAGAGTATGAGTGTGTAATTGATACACCAGAAATTCATACTGCAAACATGCCTCTTTCAGTAGAGCAACCATTGATAAAAGGTAGCTCTTATCGAAGTCAATTGGCGTTTAATCTTTACAAAGCACCTCAAGACGAAGCGGTTATTAAAGCTCTTGAAATATCTAAAGAGCGACACATGTACGACATCAATAAACAAAATGAAATTGCTAAGTTTGCTAAGATGTTGCTTCGCTTTCAAACGCTTAATCAAGCATTGAAAGCATGGCCCGGCGGTGCTCTAGCCGCTATGGTACAAAAAGTTGACCCAGATAAAATGGTAACTATTCACAAGAAAACAGAGCGTAAAGCAAAAGCAGTTCAAGACAAAGGTTTTGTCGAGCAACATGCTGGCGATTTCAACGCTGTGATTCTTGGTTCAACATTACTAGGAGATAATGACTAATGGAAGATATTAAGACAGCTTTTACTCGAGCTCGTTCTACGTTGTTGATAATGCAACCGTTCTTCGGTACTCTCTGCCTTCGATTGGGGGCAGAGTTTACCGAAGACATTCCAACAGCAGGAACGAACGGCGAAAAGCTACTAATCAATCCCACCTTCTTTCTCAAGTGTACAACTGAGCAAAGAGTTGGTTTGCTTGCTCATGAGGTTATGCATTGTGTTTACATGCATGTACTTCGTATTGGCGAGCGTGATCCATTTCTTTGGAATGTGGCTGGCGACTATGTAATCAACCTAGTCGTCACCGACGCTGGCATGATATTGCCTGACGGCGGATTGCTTGATGAAAAGTATCGTGATATGACTGCAGATGAAATTTACATCACTCTGCAAAAGAATGGCGGTGCAGAAGCATTGTCTGGACTGTCTGACTTTGACGGTACTTGTGTACAACCTAATCCATCTTTGACAGACAGTGGTTCACAAAGTAAACACGAAGCAGATATGCGTGTTGCAGTGCAACAAGCCGCTGAAACTGCTAAAGCACAAGGTAAGCTACCCGGTAGCTTGTCTAAGCTTGTCGATGACATTGTGTCACCAAAAGTTAATTGGAAACAAAAGCTTGCACGATTCTTGAAAAGCAACAACAAATCAGATTACAGCTGGCAAAAACCTAATCGTAGGTTCGTTGCTGGTGGTTTGTATCTGCCTAGTTTGTATTCACCATGTATTGAAGAGATTGGTGTCATTGTTGACACCTCTGGTTCTCGTACTGATGAAGAGCTTAATCAAGATCTAGGTGAAATATCTTCTATGTTGGTTGATGCCAATGTAGAAAATGTTCGCTTTATGCAAGCAGATACAGATGTGACTGATGAGCAAACATTCACTCGTGAATCAATGCCTTTGAAAGTCACAATGCAAGGGCGTGGTGGTACAAGGTTTGGGCCAGCCATTGCGGAAATGGCAGAGAAATATCCAAGTGTCTCTTGCCTTATTTATCTCACAGACTTGGAGTCAAATGACTTTGGAAGTGAACCACACTTTCCAGTTGTTTGGATAACTAATTCAGCTACGGAGGCTCCTTATGGAGAAATCATTGAAGTCAATTAAAAGCAAACTTAAAAAGTTTGCAGTACACGGAGTTGCAACAGTCCTTGGCATTCTTGCATTAGCCATGATTTTGCAACATATTCTAACTTTCATGCTACTTGGTCTTATTCTAGGTAGTATGTTTTATATCTTATGGAGGTATAACTATGCCTAGTATATTAACAAGCATCACCACAGCTTTGTGGATACTTATCGAACTAATTCAATTTGGCTACATGGCCTATATTATGTGGAGGCAACGCAACAATGCTAACTATCGGAATATTCAGCGCGCTAGGTCTGCTTTTGCTAGCGCTTAAAGCAGGTGGTCGTAAGACTATCGGTAATGACATCGTTGTTGATGTGCTTATTACTGCAACTCTTATGATTGCTTTCTACGGTACTTACAGTGGTATGACTGCCGCTATGATTGGTGGTCTTACTGCTTCTATTATATTATTCTTTATGCGTAAAACTATGGTACATGAAACACTAAAGTTGAAATCTATAAGTAAAAAACTACTTGGTTTTAACTTTACTGTACCTAAGCTTACGTGGGAAACTAAGCAACCAGACTGGCGTAAACACAATCAGTATTCAGACGATCAAGGTTTGTAATGCTAAGCAATAATGTTAGTCATAAACAAAAAGTAAAACAAAAGAAAATGGGTAAGTTAATTCGTAAAGCAGAAGAATGGGGAGAGTGGCATGGCACATGGCTAGAAACTACTCTTAATGAGTTTTTTGACAAATATTCTGTAAAGACTATAAAGTCAGAAATACTTCGATATATGCTTGAAGATGAAGCAGATCAAGAAGATGTTGTGCATCTTATGTTTTATGAAGTAGTTAAAGATTTTTTGAAAGATCAAGCAAAACCTGATATGTATGAGAAATCTGATACTGTACCTACCCCTGCAACTATTGATACAATGTTTGAAATAGAAATACCAATAGTTGGAGAGATGTATGAAACATTTTGCGAACACTACGGAATATAAAGATTTTGCTCTTCGTATGTATAAGAAGAATTGCTCTGAACGTCGTGCTTATGGCATGGAAGTTCATCCTACTTTTCAATCGTACGAAGAGTCCAACCGTAATTTCTTGAAAAAGAAATATCGTAACAGTTAGTTGATACAACCACCTGTGGAGCCAAGTGCGGCTAGAGGTCCGACAGCGTATACGTACTCCTAAGAATCGATGCAAGATAAGTGGTTAGATTGATGTAATTACTTTAAGTAGTTAATATATATTCGACAAAACTTTAAGTTTATACTTATGATTCTAAGCGGGTCAGAGACCACGCTAACTGTTGCGAACCAATTAAGGAGTAATTATGGATAATGTAAACCAACCCCCACATTACAACACTGGAGAAATTGAGTGCATACAAGCTATTCAAGCTTCGATGACTACTCGACAATTCCAAGGCTACTTGAAAGGTAACATCATAAAGTACATATGGCGTTATGAATACAAGAACCAACAAGAAGACTTGCAAAAAGCCCAATGGTATTTAGCAAGACTATTAGAAACTTATGACTATGAAGGAGAAAATCATGAGCAAAAATCATCACCGATATAACAATCAAACTTCAAGATGGTGTGACTCAAACAATGTACCGTATCAAAGAAACGGTTTTTTGTTTGGCCCCAACACCGTTGAAGACCAAGTAACAGGTACTACTTTCCACACTATTAGACCTAAACAAGGTTGGTTGGAATTACCTGAAGGTATAAAAGCCGAACAAATATTCAATGAAGGCGACTGGTTAGTCGCTGAATACCAACAAGGGTACATCCGTTGCAAAGTCACTGGCTTTTCACCGCGTGCTGGTAATCTTATTGTTGATCGTTATTACAACGACGCATGGAGACAGATAATACCTGACAGAGCTCGTCATGTTTTTGAACGAAACATTCAATATATGCGAAACAACGGTAGTACTTGGGGTTGGGGTACAGGACGTTGGCTTGAAAGCTCTACAAAACCTGTAGTTGATGCCCAAGCTTCAGGACATACTGTAAAACCATGGGCATGGTTTGCAGTACCAAAAGAATCTGTATTTAAACTTAACTTATTAGGAGTACAACTATGAATATATTTGCTGTACATGAAGATCCAAGAATGGCTGCACTAGAGTTGCCAGATAAACTTGTACCAAAAATGATTGTGGAATCTGCACAAATGTTATCAACTGCACATCGCGTGCTTGATGGAGATGAAAGAGCGGATGCTAAAGGTTTATACAAAAAAGCATATGAAAATCATCCTTCAACTATATGGGTTCGACAAGATGCACTAAACTACTGGTGGTTGTGGATGCATGCCTTAACACTTTGTCAAGAATATAGATGGCGATTTACAGATGAAAGTGGTATCGCTGCTCACAAAACAGAAACTGTAATACATGCTTTACAAGAGTTACCACTTAACATTCCAACTAAAAAAGATACTAGTTGGGAAGTATTGCAAGATTTACCTTTATGTATGCCTGACCAATACAAAACTGAAAATGGATACGACCAAACTACTATAGCCGCTTATCAAAAGTTTGTTACACAAGACAAGCCTTACATGCAGGATGTATTTAAAGGCTATACTCGTGCAATACAAAAGAAAAATGACTATAAAGATGACCACTCCGGCGTGCAGTACGCCAGTAATTCATCTAATCTACAGTATCCACCACAATGGGTAAGTAGATATGCTACAGCTGAACAAAGAAAACACATTGACTTGCACAAATTAATGAACCCGGAGACTGCAATATGAGAAAATTATTTTACTTACAATTGCTAGCAATTACTTTATTTGTTACAGCATGCTACATGTCCGGCGTGCAGTACGCCATTGAAGTGGAGTTGATATGAAAATTAAAGAAGCAATAGCTATTGTAGATGAATTAATAACTTGTGAAATGGATTGGTCTGATGATAAAAAAATGAAAGACGAACTACAAAAAGCATGGAATAAAATTCAAAAGGTTTGTGATGACAACAAGTAAACCAAACGGAACACTTACACCACAACAGCTGCAACGTATTCGTGTTGCACTAAAACGAAGAGGTAAACTTTGAGTAAAACAATAACATCTATATCAGAAGCTGTAAAAATTGTAGAAACCTTTATACAAGAAATGGCTGACGATAAACTAGATACTGGTGATAAAGAAAAGTTAGCAAAAGCTGAAAAGCAGTTTGCTCAACTAGAACACGCTATGCGTATAATCAAAAACCGACTATGAAACTTAATATATCAACAACAAATTGTCCTGTATGTGCAAAAAAAGGTATGACTATTCTTGCTGATACAGTAGATGGACAAATTATTTGTACGGTATGTCAAGAAGATGAGCTAGAAACATGAAAACTAACATATCAATTGAACTAACGAACGACGAACGA